ACGCCGGAACCCGGGACGATGGGCAATCCTTCCGACCGTGATGGCGTGTGGGCGTGGTTCGACGGATTGCCCGAGTCGGTGAAGGCAAAGGCAAAGGCCCGCCTGAAGATGATCCACCAGGTGGTCGGCCTGGAGGGGGCGATGGGGCGGGCGCTGGCGGTGGCATCTGTTGCCAAGCCGGAAGGAGTTTCAGCCCGCTCGATCTGGAACTGGATCGGGATGATCGACGGTATCGACCAGGCTGACTGGCTGGCCTATCTGGCCCCCCGTCATCGCGCGACCAAGCCGACCCGCCAGCGCGCCATCTGCAGCCCTGAATTCCTTGACCGTATCCGGGCTGACTATCTTCGTCTCGGCGGGCCCAGCCTCCGCTCCGCCCATCGGCGGGTCGTCGGCTGGTGCGAGGCCAAGGGGCTTGCCTTCCTGGAGTACCAGGCGACCTTGCGCTGGTTCAAGGAACACGTCCCCCATGTGACGCAGGTCTACGCCCGGGAGGGCGAGAAGGGGCTGGCGCGCTGCTTCCCGCCCCAGATCCGTGATCGCTCCTCCCTCTCTGCTCTCGAAGGCGTGGTTGCAGACTGCCACAAGCTCGACGTCTTCGTGCTCTGGCCCGAGATTGAGCGGCCGGTGCGGGTGCACATCGTCGCCTTCACAGACCTCTTCTCGGGCAAGGTCCTCTCCTGGAAGATCGACCTCGACCCCAACAAGGTGGCGGTCATGTCCGCCTTCGGCGAGCTCGTCGAGACATGGGGTATTCCCCGGCATTGCCTCTTCGACAACGGCCGCGAGTTCGCCAACAAGTGGTTGACCGGTGGGACCCCGACGCGCTTCCGGTTCAAAGTCCGCGAAGACGATGCGCTTGGAGTCCTTCCCCAGCTCGGCGTGAAGATCCACTGGGCAACGCCGGGCCACGGCCAGGCGAAGCCGATCGAGCGGACCTTTCGCGACTTCGCTGATGACATCGCGCGCCACCCCGCCTTTGCCGGGGCCTATGTCGGGCCGAACACGCTTGCCAAGCCGGAAGACTATGGCAGCCGGGCCATTCCCCTGGCCGACTTCCTCGAAGTGGTCGAGGTCTGTGTTGCCGAGCACAACGCGCGGCCGGGCCGGTTGTCCGACACGGCCAAGGGCCGGAGCTTCGACGAGACCTTCGCCGAGAGCTATGCCGTGGCGCCGATCCGCAAGGCGACGCCTGAGCAGCATCGGCTCTGGCTGATGGGTCAGGAAGTCCGGAAGCTGCACAAGCATCATGGCGCCTTCCAGCTGTTCGAGAACAGCTACTGGGCCGACTGGATGAACGAGCACGTCGGCGAGAAGGTGGTCGCACGGTTCGACCCCGAGGACCTTCACGCTGGCCTCTACATCTATTCGATAGACGGAGAGTTCCTTGGGGCGGCGGAGTGCCGTGAAAAGGTCGGCTTCTTCGACCTCGTCGGAGCAAAGACCGCCGCACGGCTCAAGCGGCAGCAACGGGCGTCTGTCCGCAAGGACCTCGACATGCACCGGCCCGTCACGGTCGGCGAATGGGCGGCGGAGCTTCGCACACTTCCCAAGCCGGAGACGCCGCTCGTCGACGCAAAGGTTGTGGAACTGTCCCCCGCCCGGACGCGGAAGCCGGTCATCGAACGTCCGATCCCGGTGCCGGACACGCGGGATGAGGAACGGCTCAACGTCTTCAACGTGAAGTTCGAGAAGCGGCCCCCGCCGCCGACCGTCCCGGCCGAGACCGCAGCGGAGCGCTTCTACCGCGCTCTCGCTATCGAGCGCCGCTCGGAAGCCGGTGAGGTCGTCTCGAAGGAGGATGCCGAGTTCTGGGCCCGCATGCAGCGGCTCCCCGAATACCAGGCTCAGAAGACGATGTTCTTGCGCTTTGGAGAGCAGGGCATCGGGTGAAGTCGCCGCCGGGGGCGGACAGGCCCCGCGGCGGCAGTAGAAGCAGTGGAGAGATCATGAGGGAAGAAGCAGGAAACTTCAACACAGTCGGCAACGTGGCGCCCTTGCGCAACGTGATGCTGATGAACGCCTTGATCAACAGGGTGATGAACCGCGATTTTGACCTGCCGGGACTGGCATGTTTTTTCGGTCCATCGGGTTACGGCAAGTCCTACGCGGCGGTCTGGAATGCGCAGGAGACCCGCGCCTATTGGGTCGAGGTCAAATCTACCTGGTCGCGCAAGAAGCTGGCCGAGATGATCTTGCGGTCAATGGGGATCACCAATCCCGGCCGCACCATCGGCGACATGGTTGAGCAGATCGGCGACCAGCTGAGCCGGTCCGGTCGTCCACTCCTGATCGATGAAGCCGACCTCGTCGCAAAGGACGGGATGATCGGTGTCGTCCGCGACATCTACGAGAGTTCGCAGGGGACCGTGATCCTGATCGGGGAGGAGAACTTGCCACAGACCCTTCGGCGCTGGGAGCGGGTTCACAACCGCATGCTCGACTGGGTGCAGGCGCAGCCCGCCGACCTTCGCGAGGTCGGTCTCCTTGCCCGCCTGAAATGCCCCGGCGTGGAGATCTCGCCCGAAGCCGCCCAAATTGTCCTTGAGGCATCGCAGGCACGCGCCCGGCGCATCGTCGTGAACCTCCGCCAGATCGCGGAACACGCCATGACAACTGGCGCGACGACCATCACTGCAGACGACATGCGGAAGATCACGCTCTTCTCCGGGGAAGCCCCGGCGCCGAGGAGGGTGGTCTGATGACGCGCAAGCCCGTCAATGAAGTGCCGTCGGTGAGGGACGCGATGTGGGCTGCCATCCGAGCCTTTCCGGATGGAAAGCCGTTCACCATCCGCGAAATCACCACCGCTGCATCCTGTTCGCGCCAAACCGCTCGGAGTTACCTCCGCGGGCTGACGGCAGCGGGGTTCCTCGTGACGGTCCCGACCGCTCCTGGCGCCGCTCTCGAGTGGAGGCTCGAAAAGGACTGCGGGATCGAGGCGCCCCGACTGCGTGAAGATGGGAGCCCCACGGTCAATGGCACCGTCAAGGAACAGCTCTGGCGCGGGATGTATATCCTCAAGGAGTTCACGGCGGCCGAGCTTGTTCAGACGGCTTCGATCCTGATCGAGGAGCGGACCGCCCGGACCTACTGCAAGGATCTCTTCGCGGCCGGCTACCTGCGCGTGATCAAGGCGGCTGAAGGCAGGAAGGGCAAGCTCGCCCGGTATCGCCTCGTCCGCAACAACGGGCCGAGAGCACCGCAGGTCCAGCGCGCCCGGCAGATCTTCGACCCCAACTCCCATGAGGTCTTCACCATGGGAGCCGGGCGATGAGCGCGCCAGTCGAAGTGGCGCGGCAGGCATGGGGAGATGCGATCCCTGACTGGGTGCTTCGCCTCGCCGAAGAATGCACAGCGGCCAGCCAGACGAAGGTTGCCGCGCGCCTCGGGCGCTCCGGCGCGCTCGTCTCCACCGTGCTGCGCAAGAAGTACCAGGGCGACCTCGCAGCTGTTGAAGACCTCGTTCGCGGGACCTTCATGCAGGCCAAGCTGAACTGTCCTGCCCGGGGGCAGATTTCGACGGCGGTCTGCCGCGACTGGATGGTCCTCGCCCGAACCTACAGCTCGGAAACCAGTGAGCGGGTTCGGATGCGGATTGCATGCAACCGTTGCCCCCGCATGGCGAAGGAGGAGTTGAAGTGAACGCCAACCGCTATGCACGCCGGCATCAGCACGTCATCGATCTCGCCCTGTCTGGCAAGAAGCGCGGGGAGATCGCCGACGAACTCGGCCTGTCCCGTGACAGTGTCGGTCGGGTCCTGTCAAAGGCCCGGCAGCGCAGTCTCCTGCCACCCGCACGACGCCCCATCCCTACCGGGGTGACCATCGGGCCGCGCGTGAGGCGGGAGGACGAGACGATCCGGCTCGCCCGCGAGGGCATTCCCCCGCGAGAGATCGCGGTCCACCTCGGATGTGCAGTCGCCACCGTCTATCACTACCTCAACAAGGCGCGGCATGAAGGCACCTTTAGCGGGCGTTTCAAGCCTGGCGGCTTCTCAGCCGAGAAAGCGTGGACGAGTTACCTGTCCCGCGATCTGGCAGAGCGGCTGCGACCCGTCGCGGCGGGTCGTGGCATGACGCTCGACGACCTCACGCGGTCCATCCTCACCAAAGTCGCCGAAGACAACCTTGTCGATGCCGTCCTGGATGATGCTGACGACCGGAGGGCCGCACATGGCTGACCACGCCAAACCCGCTGTCCGTGTTCCCTCCGAGGCCGAACTGATGGCCGCGATCGACACGGTCCTTGCCGCACGCCGTGGCACGAAGTCCACCCGCTGGTCCGAGGAGGACATGATCCGCCTCGCCGCCTCGGGCGTGGCTAAGGTCGATCTCCTTGGCGAACGTGGCACCACCCTTTGCTCGATGGAGGAGATCGCCGCGATGGCGGGGATGCTCGTCCTGTCGGGCGTCCTGCCCCCGCCGCACCGGCGGGTCCTTCCCGAAGCCTACAGAAACGGAGACCAGTCATGACGATGCAGACCAATCCCGAGGACTTCGTCCCCGACGGCAAGACCACCGTCGGCGACAAGGTCTTCATGGGCGACGGCAAGGGGGGCCTGACCCCCGTCGACCTGATCAAGCCGCAGCACCTTCTCGAGGACGAGACGGTCCGGAAGATCATCGGCTTTGCCGCCGCGCTTTCCGCTCAGGTGGCACGCTTCAAGGAGCATACCTTCGAGGACATCGGGTCCTTCGAGGCGCTCCTCGCGCAAGAGTACAGCACCACCGTCGGCGGGCAGAAGGGCAACAAGACGCTCCAGTCCGTCGACGGTCTTTTCAAGGTGCAGGTGCAGGTCGCCGATCACGTCGATTTCGGGCCCGAGCTGCAGATTGCCAAGGGCCTTGTCGATGAATGCCTCAACGAATGGGCGGCTGACGCCCGCGCTGAAATCCGGGCGATCGTGACCCGCGCCTTCAACACCGACAAGGCCGGGCAGATCAATCGGTCGGAGATCTTCATGCTGCTCCGCCTCGACATCGAGGACGAACGCTGGAAGCGCGCCATGCAGGCAATCCGCGATGCGATGCGGATCGTGGGCAGCAAGACCTATGTGCGCTGCTACCGGCGCGAACGCTTCGATGCGCCCTGGCAGGCCATTTCCATCGATCTGGCGAGGGCATGACCATGCAGGTTGAACTCTCAGCCACCGATATCGGTGCCCAGCTCCGCAAGAGGGCCAATCAGGGCGACGTCATGCCCCTTCTGTCCTTCCTCGCAACCGACGCCGCTTCGGAAGAGATCATCCAGGCAGCCTCCGACCGGTTCAACGGGTCAGAGGTGCATCGTGCGACCGCGCCCTGGCTGCGGCGGCTCGCCGATGCGCTGGAGGCCGTCGAGGCGCGCGACGATGCTCTGGACGCCGCAGGGAGGGTTGCGTGATGGCCGACACGAGCCTCGACAACCCGGACGCGGGGGCGGAACTGCGTGCCTTCATTGAGCGCTACGAGCAGCTCGAAGCCGAGGACCGGGACATCAAGGATCAGATGAAAGAGGTCATGGCCGAGGCCAAGGGGCGCGGCTACGACACCAAGATCCTGCGCAAGGTGATCGCACTGCGCAAGCGCGACCGCGACGACATCGCCGAGGAAGAGGCGGTGCTGGACATGTACAAAGCCGCGCTGGGGATGGGCTGATGAAGTGGATCGTGCCTGTCTTTCCAGAGTTTATCGAGCTGCCCTATCACCCTGACTTCCGCGTTGAACCTTTTGGTCTAGTGCCAACGCCCGCCCTTAAGGCGCGTACGAGTTGGGCCATCACGGACGAGCCTATGCCATCTAGGGCGCAGATCGACCGCATTGTTGGTGCTGCGATTACCGATCCGACAACTGCTGCCTCGGTCAAAATTGCGACTGCGCATCTGGTCGCGATCAACGCGCTGCAGGACCCTTTGTGGAGGCGAGATCAGTATCGGACGCGTGTCGATGAATGGATCGCGCCGATCTGGGAGCTCGCGCAGGAAGTCTTCGAGGCCAATGCTGACGCAGCCGCGCCGCAGACCCACGGATTCAGCCGGATTCGAAGGGCGGTCGGACTTGAGCGAGCAGGCAGGAAGTGGGCCTCTGGACATACGGGGGTATCACAATGACCCACACCACGGTCATCGCCGCCCGTCTCGAATTGTCGGATCTGGCTGGCGAAATCCATCTCTTCCTCTCTGAACTCCGCAAGTCGCATTCCAACATGGAGATCGCCGCGGCAGCGGGCGATGCTTTGGGAGTCTGCTTGGCGCTTACAGAGGCCGAGGAGAGACTGGGTGAGCAGTTCCTCGAAGCGCTGTGGAAGGGCGTTGCGCGGACACAGCAGCCAACAGTTGAGGCAATTACTGAAGCCATAATTGCTGCCAAAGGAGGGCGGAACTGATGCGTTGGAGCAGCCCCCTTCCCTCGGGCTGGTGGGTCTTTCCCGGTGCCATCCTTGGTGTCGGAATGTGGCTCATCCTCGCGAAAGTGCTGTTGCCATGACCGCTTCACGCGCCCTTCAACGGACCATTCACGCGGCTTGCCGCGATCTCGGCCTGGACACTGATGCCCGCCATGACCTGCAGCTGCAGGTGACGGGCAAGGCTTCGATGTCGGACATGACCGACGCCGAACTGGAGGCGCTGCTCGCCCGCCTGAAGGCGGACGGGTTCCAGCATCGACCGTCACGGAAACCGCGCCGCGAGGCCCCCCGGGCTGACCTTCGCTACGCCCATGTCCTCTGGGGTCTCCTGTCGAAGGCCGGGAAGGTGAAGAAGCCGGGACGGGCGGGGCTCAATGCCTTCATCCGGTCCCGGTTCGAAGGAAAGTGGCAATCGGTGCCGATCGACGTCGATGCGCTCCGCGAGGCGGGGCAGATCAACGACGTGATCCGCGCGCTGAAGGACTGGTGCGCCCGCGAGGGCATCCCCACGGAGCGCTCATGATGAAACCCCGCGTCCAGTACGTCACCGACCATGCTGTCCTCCGCTATCTGGAGCGGATCAAGGGTATCGATATCGAGCAAGCGCGGCGTGAGATCGCCGCCCGTGTGGACAAGGTTCTGCAGGACCCGCGCATTGCTGATGGAGAGGTCGACTGCGCGAGCGGTGTGGTGATCGACGGCTATGCCTTCCGGCTGGAAGGTCAGACCGTGGTGACCGTTCTCAAGGTCAACCATCCCGACAAGCGCACCGGACGCGTTCGGGCGGAGCGGCGGTCGTGATCGCGCCGTGGCCTTTCGAGGGTCTGAGCCCCTTCAAGTATGGCGCAATCCTCGCTGATCCGCCGTGGGCCTATGACATGCGGTCCGCAAAGGGCCACGCAAAAAGCCCTGAGGCGCACTACGCGACGATGACGCCCGATGCGATCAAGGCCCTCCCGGTCGACCAGCTTGCCGCCCCCGATTGCCTACTCTTCCTCTGGACCACCTGGCCGCATCTGCCCCTGGCGATGGAGGTCATGTCCGCGTGGGGGTTCACATTCAAGACGGGCGGCGCCTGGGTGAAGCGCACACCAGGCGGCAAGACCGCGTTCGGGACCGGGTACCTCCTGAGGTCGGCGACGGAACCCTTTCTCATCGGTACGATCGGTGCGCCGGCGATCCGGTCAAGGAGCGTCCGCAACCTGATCGATGCGGGTCGGCGCGAACACTCCCGCAAGCCGCCTGAGGCGCGCGCGATGGTCGATGCGCTTCTCCCCGATGTTTGGGCCTGTGAGCTGTTCGCCCGTGAGGAATGGCCGGGCCGCGATGTCTGGGGCGACCAGGTGGGGAGGTTCGGGTGACCATCGACCCGGGCCATCTCGTCCCCCGACCGCCGGCGCACGTCGAGCCCTATGTCCGCATCCTCGGGCTCGACGGAGCGATCGAGTTCCTGCTCGCCTTTGGCGGATCGGAGCGGCATGTCGCACGCGACCCGAAACTTCGGGCGGACATCGAGGCGGTGATCGGCGCGGATGGCGCGGCCGCGCTCGCCGAGGCCGCGATGGCACTCCCCCGTCGGCATCCACTTGCAAAGCCCTGGATGGCGCAGGTCTTTCACGCACGGGGCTTGTCCGTGAACGAGATCGCGCGCAAGGTGCGCGTCAGCAACGTCTCTGTTCGCTCCTATCTGGAAGTGGACCGACAGAAGCGGCCGCCTCCCTCCCAGCCAGACCTTTTCGAGTTCTAGCCGCCTTCCCGCGCAAACCGTTGTGCGTGGTTTTACGGGGGGCGCGCGACCTACCCTGAGCGCATCCAGCCGCGTCGCTGGCTCCGCTGCTTGAGGTACCGATCATGAGCTTGAAACTGGTCCAGCAGGGCCTTCAGGGCCTGCGCCATGATGTCGGCCCCATCGACGGCCGCTGGGGCCCGCGGACGGAAAAGGCGATGCAGGCTTGCATTGCCAACCGGGGCGAGCCGATCGTTTTCGCGTCGGAGCCGGTAACCTTCCCCGCTGGGACGCCCAGGCTCTATCAGGGATCGGCCCGCTACCTGGTCGACGAGATCGTCGTCCATTGCGCCGACACGCTGCCCGACTGGATGGCGGGAGCGCCGCTGGCAGACAAGGTCGCTGAGGTGACCCGCTGGCACAAGGCGCGGGGCTGGCGGACAGTCGGGTATCATTGGCTGATCGACCGAGATGGAGCGGTCTGGCCGGGTCGCGCCGAGACCGAGATCGGGGCGGGTGTCGAGGGCCACAATCGCGGCGTGATCCACGTGTGCCTTTTCGGCGGACATGGATCGGCTTCGACCGACCGGTTTCTGTCGAACTTCACCACTGCGCAGGATGCCCGGCTCCGGCGCCTCATTTCCGCTGTCAGCACGCGCACGACGATCCGTCGGATCTCTGGCCACAATGAGTGGGCGGCCAAGGCCTGCCCCGGCTTCAACGTCCCCGTCTGGCTCAACGCCGCCTGAAAGGTTTGCCTATGACCGCCACTGTCTTCGTCCAGGCCCACCAGAAGCCCTGCCGGATCACGACCGTCCACCCGGTCGGCCGCGCCGCCACTGCGCCCATCATGGTGGAGCCGGGCCACGAGCAGACGATCCACATCCACGACACACAGAGCCTCTTCGTCGAGGAACTGCAGCCGGGGGCCGCCCCGGCCATCGACTTCGCCGGGGAAGAGCCGATCCTGCGATACTTCGCCTTCGCGCATCTGCCTGACAACCTGCGCGAGGTCTCGCGTCCTTTCGCTCAGCTCGCCAACACCCTGTGCCTGGTCCTTTCACGCGGACCGGAGCGGAGCGTGGCGCTCCGTAAGCTTCTCGAATCCAAGGATGCCGCCGTCCGCGCGGCTCTCTGACAAAGGTCTGATCCATGTTCGACTCCCTCCTGACGGCCCTTGAGCCGCGCCTGACCGAGGCGCTGGCGGGGCTTCTTGTCCTCCTCTTCGGCATTATGGCGTCGATGGTGAAGCGCGCCTTCGCGGGCGTGCCCGACCTGATCCGGCAGCATCTGGGGGTCCAGGCCGAGAAGATCTGGCGCGAGGCGATGCATCGCGCGCTGACCTCCGGGGTGCTGGCAACCGAGGGGATTGCCGAAGAGGATGCCCGGATCGAGGGCATCCTCGACTACGCCTTCCGCAGCTCTCCGGAGTCGATCGCAAGGCTTGGGCCCAGTCCCGATGTGCTTCGTGACCTCGCACGCGCCAAATTGCGCGAGGTGGGGGGCCAAGTGTCCACACGCCAAGGTCAGGACGAGGCGGAAGCATGAACCTCATCTTCGACCCGACAGTGACGGTGGGCGTCATTGTGACCATCGTTCTTGCCGTTGTCGGTTGGGTCCAGATGGGCCGCAAAGCCACGAACGAGCGCATCGGGTCGGTCGTCGCGCGTCTTGATCGCCACGACACACGCCTCCAGTCGCTGGAGCAGACCGTGACCGGACTGCCGGCGAAGGATCACATCCACGACCTGAAGCTAGAACTCGCTGCGATGAAGGGGGAGCTCAAGGCGATGTCGGCAGTGATGGAGGGCAACGCCAAAATCATGCTGCGCCTGGAAAACATCGTGACCCGCCATGAAGACCATCTGCTCGACGGAGGCCGGAAGTGACCGACTACGCCGCAACCCTGCAGAGGCATCGCCGCCTCGCGATCCTGCGCTTTCTCGAAGCCAGCCCGACCTTCACCTCGAATGTGTCGATCCTGACCGACGTACTCAACAGCGACAGCATCGGCATCGACACGTCGCGCGACCAGACAACGACCGAGCTCGCCTGGCTGGCGGAACAGGGCTTCGTGACGCTTGCCGGCAATCCGGACTTCCAGGTCGCCACGGCCACCGCCCGCGGGGTGGATATCGCCCTCGGCCGTGCGACGCACCCGGATATCCAGCGGCCGAGCCCGAGGCGCTGAGATGCCCCCGCCCCGCAAGATCGACCTATTACCCCCCGAGCTGCGCGCCTGGTTGCAGGAGGAACTGCGCGCCCGTGGCTTCGCACAGTACGAGGAGCTGGCCGACGCCCTGAACTTCCGCCTGGAAGAGGCCGGGCTTGACCTGCGCATCCGCAAGTCGGCGATCCACGACTTCGGTTCGGAATACCGCGAGTTCGTGAGGCTGCAGGAACAGGCGTCGGACTGGGCCAAGGAATGGTTGGGCGAGATGGGCATGGACGATCAGGCGCAACGCCAGAACGTGCTCTTCCAGATGCTGACCACGCTCGCCTTCAAGGTCATGCAGGCCGAGGTCGCGAAAGAGGGCGCCGAGATCAGCCCGCAGAACCTCCACTTCCTCGCGCGCATGATGAAAGACGTCATGACGTCGTCAGGCATCGCCCAAGCGATGCAGGAGAAGGACCGCAAAGCGCAGGCCGCGAAGCTCGACGCCGCCGCTGCCGCCGGCGAGATCGACGAAGACTTCCGCCAGCGCGCCCGCGAAATCATGGGGTTCGCGTGATGAGCCGGGATGATTTTTGCCGCGGAATGGCGGCCGCACGGGTGACATGCAACGTCGCCGACCTACTGACAACCGACGAAATCCTGTCATGCGGCGGTCCCGACTTCCTGGCGGGCGAGGAGACCGACGAACCGCCCGATTGGCATCAAGGCTGGGATCATGCGGTCCTGACGGCCCGGGGCGAGGTGACCCTCCAGTGATCCGCGCCCTCTATTATCCCGACCGGGAGACGTGGGCCCGCAACCGGCACCCGGGCAGTTTCATCCTCGTCGGCCGCGATCATCCCGGGCTCTTCGAGTTCCGCTACTTCTGCCCCTGTGGTTGCGGGACGGAGGGCGGGATCCTCATTGGTGACGGGGTCAAGCCGGGCGGCGACCGGCCGTCCTGGCGCTGGAACGGATCTCGGACAGAGCCGACGCTCGACCCCTCTGTCCATCACGTCGGGCATTGGCACGGCTGGCTGCGCAACGGGTACTGGGAGGTCGCATGATGGCCACCCCAGAAGAAGTCGCAAACGACCTGTCGGCATGGGCCCGCAATCTTGAACGCCGCGATGGCTTCCTGGCCAAAGTCTGTCGAGATACGGCCGTGTTGATCAGCCGAATGGCCGTCGGCCAGTGGATCGATGGTCGCACGTACTACGGCCTGCAGAAGAGGCTTCACAATCAGGTCTTCATCCGCCGCCAGGAGGACAGCGCAATCGAGCGGTCCCTGTCGCGTGGACTCAAGACACTGGAGGATCTCCGGCGGGCTGCTGTCCAAGGTACTGGGAGGTCACATGTCGAACCCCTGTCCTGACTGTGAGCGGTTCGAGAATGGGTACGTGCCTTGTGACAGGTGCCGGGTCTTGACCTCGAACCCTGCGCTGCATGGCGGACTTCGACCTGTCGCTCAGACGCCGGAGTCCGCAAACGCCCGCTTCGACCGGATCGAGGCACGCCTCTCCCGTCTTGAGGCGGCCATGCGTGGTGACCCGCGGAGGATCGGCTGATGCCGCGAAAATCGAGCCAACGGCTTTCTGCTTTTGGGCAACGGGAGCGCGAATTGCAGGCCTATCGTCGCAATCGGGCAAGGCGAAGCACACCACGTGGTCTGCTCCCGGCAGCGAACCCCCTTGCGCAACGGGCGTTCGCCCTGGCAGCCGCGGCCTGCCTTCTTGGCATCGTATTTCTTTGGGTTGCCCTATGACCGACGCCGTCCGCCGCAAGATCGCGGCCCTCCTGAAGATGACCAGCCGTGCGGGGTGCACAGAAGCCGAAGCGCTGGCCGCGGCGGAAAAAGCGGCCGCGCTGATGGCGGAGTACGGGCTGACCGAAGAGGAGGTCTTGTTCGGCAAGGAGTCGGTGCGGGTACAGTCGCGCGGCAACGGCGCGCGGGATCCGCTCTGGTCGCGCCTCGCCGACTTCACGAACACAGCCGTGGTGCGGGACTGGATCGGCAAATCAAGCGCTCTGACGTTTGTGGGTGTATCGCCGGGACCGGAGGTCGCGGTCTACCTCTACACCGTGCTCAACCGCGCGATCGACGCGGAGGTGGCGGGTTTCAAGAAGACCCGCGTCTACACGAACCGACGCACGGCAAGCAGCAAACGCGCGGCGGTTGAGGACTTCACCAAGGGCATGGTGTTCCGGCTTATCTGGCGGTTGAGTGAACTCTTCCGACCGTCCATGTCACCCGCGGCGCGGTCGGCCGCACAGAATGCGCTAAACCGTTTCTTCCCGGACACCGTACCGATCAAGAAGCTTGCCTCCCACCGCAAGGAACTCGGGCACGTCCAGAACCTCGGCTGGTCAGCCGGGGGCAAGCCTCAGCTGGCGCACGGCATGGCGGGCAGGGACGGACCCAAGGCGATCGGAGGTGGCGGGTGAGCACCTCTGTCCCTGATAACCCCATCATCCGGTTCCTGCCCTACCAGCGGGCATGGATCGAGGATCAGAGCCGGTTCAAGATCGGCATGTTCACCCGGCGCGGGGGCAAGACCTTCGGCGCGAACGGGGAGATCGTGGCCGACTGCACGAAGGCCGAGATCGAGAAGCGCAAGGTGCGCTGGACGATCCTGTCGCGGTCGGAGGCCACCGCCAAGGAGGCGATGGAAGACGCGCTCAAGCCGATGACGCGGGCCTATTACGCCGTCTTGAAGGGCCTTTCAAACCGCCCGAAACCCATCTTCACCGAAGACGAGTTCCACGTGCCGGCGCATGTGAAGGAGGTCCGCCAGGGCGACCGAACCTTCATGATCGAGGTGCCGGACGCGCGCTACAAGACGCAGGAGGTGCATTTTCCGGGCGGTAGCCGCGTGGTGGCTCTTTCGGCCAGCCCGGATTCGGCGCGAGGCTTTGGCGGCAACCTGCTACTCGACGAGTTCGCCTTCCATGCCGACAGCCGCCGCATCTGGGGTTCGGCCTTCCCTGTCGCCGCGCGGGGCGGTCACAAGATCCGCGTCATCTCGACCCCGAACGGCAAGGGGAACAAGTTCTACGAGCTGATGACCACCCAGGACAACGGCTGGTCCAAGCACCACGTCGATATCTACGAGGCGGTCCGCCAGGGACTGGACGTCAACATCGACGAGTTGCGCTCTGGCATGGCCGACCAGGACGCCTGGGCACAGGAGTTCGAGCTGGCCTGGCTCGACGAGGCCAGCGCCTGGCTCGATTACGACCTGATCTCGGCCTGCGAATCGGAGACGGCCGGGCACCCTGACCTCTATGCCGGTGGCCTCTGCTTCGTGGGCGTCGACATCGCCGCGCGGAACGACCTCTTCGTGATCTGGGTCGTGGAACTCGTCGGTGATGTTCTCGTCACCCGCGAGATCATCGCGAAACGCCGGATCAGCTTTGCCGAGCAGGACCGCCTGCTCGACGACGTGATGAAGCGGTACCGCGTCGTGCGGCTCCGGATGGACCAGACCGGCATGGGCGAGAAGCCGGTGGAAGATGCCAAGCTGCGGCATGGCAGCACGCGGGTCGAAGGCATCCTCTTCACGCCGGCCGCCAAGCTCGACATGGCCACGACGCTCAAGGAATCGATGCAGGACCGCAAGACGCGCATCCCGGCCGGGGACCCGGCGCTCAGGTCGGACCTGCATTCGATCAAGAGTCAGGTGGGTGTCACGGGGACACGCCGGCTCATCGCCGACACCGACAGCGACGGCCACGCCGACCGCTTCTGGGCCGGGGCGCTGGCCATATCAGCCGCGAGCCTCGGCGTGACGGAATACGCCTACACGGCGGTCTCGCGGGGCGCGGGCCCCGGGGGATGGCGCGACCGGCCGGATGACTTCGACGGCAGCGAAGACGGCGACTGGCTGCGCCAGCCGCTCGGCGCGCGGATCAGGGGACATGTGTGATGGCGAGAAAACCGCAACTGCTGGACCGGTGGGGCAATCCCGTCCAGTACGACATCCTGACGGCCGAGGTGGCCGGGCCGACGCTCTCCGGCGTCCGCTCGCCGATCGCGGGCTATCCGGCCGACGGTCTCAACCCCTCCCGGCTGGCAACCATCCTGCGCGCGGCCGACGAGGGTGACCCTGTCGATTACCTCGACCTCGCCGAAGCGATCGAGGAACGGGATCCGCATTACATCGGCGTCCTCGGCACCCGCCGCCGCTCGGTCGCGCAGCTCGAGATCACGGTCGAGGCCGCGAGCGATGCTCCCGAGGACGCGGCCAAGGCCGACCTGATCCGGGCCTGGCTGAAGCGCGACGAGTTGCAGGACGAGCTCTTCGACATGCTCGACGCCATCGGGAAGGGCTACAGCTTCACCGAAATCATCTGGGACACCTCGGCCGGCGACTGGTGGCCCGAACGCCTCGAACGGCGCGACCCGCGCTGGTTCCGCTTTGATCGGCGGGACCTCTCCACGCCGCGCCGACTTGAGGCCGCCGGATCGGAAGTTCCGCTTGACCCCTTCAAGTTCATCTTCGCGCGCATGTCGGCCAAGTCGGGCCTGCCAATGCGGTCGGGGATCGCGCGGATCGCCGCCTGGGGCTGGATGTTCAAGGCCTATACCCAGCGCGACTGGGCAATCTTCACCCAGACCTTCGGTCAGCCGCTGCGGCTGGGCAAGTACGGCCCGAACGCGTCGAAGGAGGATCGGGCCACCCTGTTCCGGGCGGTGTCGAACATCGCGGGCGACTGCGCGGCGATCATCCCCGAAAGCATGCAGATCGAGTTCGTGGAGACTGCCAATGTCGGGGCCTCGTCCGACCTCTACCTGAAGCGGGCGGATTGGCTCGACCAGCAGATCTCGAAGGCAGTTCTCGGTCAGACCGCCACCACAGATGCCGTCACCGGGGGCCTTGGGTCGGGCAAGGAACATCGGCAGGTCCAGGAGGATATCGAGCGGGCTGATGCGCGGGCGCTTGCCGCCATCATCAACCGGGACCTGATCCGGCCCTGGATGGATCTTGAGTATGGTCCGCCTGCCAACCCGCGGACGGGCTATCCCCGTCTCGTCATCGCCCGCCCGGATACCGAGGACCTCAAGCAGCTGACCGACGCGGTCGTCCAGCTCGTCCCCCTCGGCATGCGGGTCAGCATGCAGGAGATGCGCGCGAAATACGGGCTTTCGGACCCCGCTCCGGACGAGGAAACGCTCCACGCGCGGCCGCAGACGGCACCTGAGCCGCCCCCCTCGAACGGAACGCGTTCGTTAAAGGGGGTAGGAGCGTTTTTTAAAGGGGGTAAGGCCGAAGTCCGTGGGACGGAGGCCCTGCAGTCGGAAGGGGCCTCCACGGGGCTCCTATCGCCTCCCGCTCCGACCGAGGTGATCACGGATCGTCTGACGACCGAGGCAGCGCCGGGCATGGAGGCGATGCTGAGCAAGATCGAGGCGATGCTGGCCGCAGCCTCCTCCTTCGACGAGTTCGCCGAAATGCTCAAGGTCGGGCTGCCGGAGATCGATGCCGGGACGCTGGCGGCAATCCTGGCCGATGCGATGATGGCGGCCGACCTTGGCGGTCGTGCAGAGGTTGACGCCGAGAATGGCTGAGCCCTTCATCGGCGATTTCCGTCGCCCGTTTCCGGAGATGATCGCGGCACTCCGACTGCGGATCGCCAATCCTATCCCGACCGCAAGGTGGGACGACTATGCCGGGGCCTATCATGACCGCGCCGGCATGGTGGCCGGAGCGGTCAAGGCAGACCTGATCACGGACCTACTCGCCGCGGTCGAGGCGGCCAAGGTCAACGGGACGGGCTTCACCGCCTTCCAGAGCGACTTTCGGGCAATCGTCGAAAAGCACGGCTGGCACGGCTGGACCGGTGAGGGCACCGCCAAAGGCGAAGCCTGGCGCATGAAGGTCATCTACCGCACCAATGTCTCGACAGCCTACGCAGCCGGCCGCTGGGCCCAGCTGAAGGCGCGCGGCTTCAAGCTCCTTGTCTATCGCCACAGCGGTTCGGAGCATCCGCGTCTCCAGCACCTCGCCTGGAATGGCCTGGTCGTGCCGATCGACCATCCGTTCTGGGTGGCCCATTATCCGCCGAACGGATGGGGCTGCCGGTGCAAGGTGCGGGGTGCCATGTCGCCCTCAGGTGCCCGCGACCTTGGCGGAGATCCGTCCAAGGATCTGCCGGCCGACTGGGACAAGATCGATCCGCGGACCGGCGCGCCGCCCGGGATCGGCAAGGGGTGGGACCACGCGCCCGGCCGGACCGTCGAGGACGCGATCCGGACCATGGCGGCGAAGGCCGTGAACTGGCCGTATGAGGTCGGCAAGGCCTTCATGGCGGATCTGCCCGATGGTGCCGGCGATCTCTTCGCCCGGACGTTCCGGAGCCTGCCGTCGCAACAGAACGAGTTGCGCCGCTTCGTCGAGCGCGTGCTGGGTGAGCGCAATGGCGCGCCGATCGATCCTGCAATCAACGTCGAGCCGCAGCGGTCCCTGGGACTGCTGACCGCGGCCGAGCGCGACCAAGTGCGCGCGCTCACAGGGACCGATCCCAGAGGCTTCGACTTCACGGTTGACCGCGATGCCATCATCCACATCCGCAACCGTCATTCGGACGCGGCGCTGGAAGCGAGCCGCAACCAGCGGCCGGTGGAGCCGGCCGACTACCGGCTTCTCGCCGAGCTGCTGATCTCGCCGGATACGGTCGAGCGTGGCGAAGAGGGTCAGGGACGACAGGCGATCCTGAAATACACGCGGCGGATCGGCAATGACCGGATCGTCGCGTTGTTCGAGGTGAGGACCGGCCGCAAGCGGCTGTCGCTGGTCACGTTCTGGATCGAGAGGGTCGCCGGCTGACCGTCCACGTAACGCCCGAAGCGCTCCCGCACCCCGAGTGCGGTCGTTCGATGCCAGCCGACAGTGGGAGACCTAGGCATGATCACCATCGAAATCAACGACGCTCTTGTAGCGGCCGCCCTCGATCGGCTTGCAGCGCGGATGGCCGACATGAGTCCGGTGATGGCCGAGATCGCCGAGCTGATGCTCGACGGGGTGATGGAGGGGTTCGCCAGCGGAACCTCACCCGACGGCCTGCCCTGGGCGCGGAAGTCAGCCGTCACGCTGGAGGCCTATGCCCGGCGCGGCCTGAGGGTTGATCAACGGCCACTTCACGGGCCTACGGGCGAGCTCAGCAGCGAGGAAAACTACCACACCGAGGTCGGCCCCGACTTCGTGCGGCTCGCCACCAATGTCGTCTACGCAGCCGCAATGCAGTTCGGAATGGCCCAGGGCGCGGCCGGCCGCACGAAGCGCGGCGGACCGATCCCTTGGGGCAACATTCCGGCCAGGCCGTTTCTTGGCTTGTCAGAGCGGACCTCCGCACTTGTGGTTGAAGCGATCGAACGGGCGATCCGGAACGAAATCGCAGATGGCGGTTGACGGGGTGACCCTGACCGGGTGACCTTGCAGCGGCGCGGCCCCGCCTCGCGCAGCCCATCCCGCAAACCGTTGTGCGTAGATCGCGCGGGGTCGTATCGCGACACTGGCGGCATGTCTGCTGCATCCCTCATCGCGCTGCTTGCCAGCCAGGATATCCCCGCCGCCACTGACGCGCCGGAATGGATCCACCTCCTGCCCCCCGAGATCGCGGCGACGGTCGACTCGCGCGGCCCCTACATTGTGGGCAGTTCGCAAGAGGTGATCGCTGCATCGTTTGTCGATACCGACAAGCTCCCGATCGACGAAAACCACGCGATCGACCTCGCCGCGCCGCGGGGTGAAAGCTCGCCCGCGCGTGGCTGGATTGTCGGCATGGAGGCGAGGGCCGACGGCATCTGGGGCAAGGTCGAGTGGAACGCCTCCGGCCGTGAACTTCTTTCGGACAGGGCCTACCGGGCCATCTCTCCGGTCGTCTCTATCACCCAAGACAAGCGTGTGATCCGCATCTTGCGGGCCTCGCTCGTGAACCGCCCGAACCTGCGCGGCCTGACCGCGCTCAACCATCAAGAGGAACCCGGCATGGACCTGACGAAGGTGCTGGAGAAGCTCGGCCTGAAGGCCGGGGCGAGCGAGGAGGACATCCTTGCCGCAATCGACAAGACGTCTGCCGCCCCGGCGACCGCGTTGCAGGCGGCAATGACCGAGATCGGCGTGGCGCTCGGCGTGACCGGTGATGACCCGGCCAAGGTCGTGGCGGCTGCGAAGGCGGTCAAGCCGACGGAGATCGTGGCGCTCCAGGCGCAAGTCCTGGAACTGACCGGCAAGCTGAGCGAAGTCACGACCGCGCAGGCGAAGGACCGGGCGGTGGCCTTCCTTGATGCCGAGCATGCCCGGGGCAACCCGATCGCGAAGTCGCGGCGTGACTACTACATCGCCCGTCACATGGAAGACCCGGCGCGGGTGGAAGGCGAACTGAAGGCAATGCAGGCGGTCCCGCCGGGCCGCGGCACCATCCCCGCAGCCACGCCGCCCGAGGGCGAGATCAGCCTGAACGCCGAGCAGCGGCAGGTGGCTGAGCTCCTCGGCATCCCCGCCGACAAGTATCTCGAAACCCTCAAGGCCGAGCAGAAGGAGGCCCTCTGATGCCGTTGACCGCTGACCGCAACACCCAGACCTGGCAGGGCGACCGCCGTTCCGGTCCCGTGGGTGCCTCCACCCGGATCTTCGCGGGCGCCCTCGTGATGCGCAATGCCTCCGGCTTCCTCGTCCGCGGGGCCGTGGCTGTCGGCTGCTTCGGCGTCGGCATGGCCGAGGAACCCGCCGACAATACCGCCGGGGCGAACGGCGCGATCAACGTCAACTACCGGACGGGGATCACCGCGCGGTTCCGCAACTCCACCGCGGGCGATCTGATCGTCCAGGCGGATGTGGGCGGCATCGCCTGGATCGCCGACGACGACCAGGTCGCCAAGACCAACGGCACCAACACCCGCTCGCGGGCCGGCATCATCGAAGCGGTCGACGCCCAGGGCGTCTGGGTCCGTCTCGACGAAGCCATCACCCGCGCTGCCTGAGGAGAGACAGGATGATCATCAGCCAACCGAACCTCGACGCCCTGCGCGTCGGCTTCAAGTCCGAGTTCCAGCGTGGGCTCGGCATGGCACCCACCATGCGCGACCGCGTCGCCATGACGGTGCGATCGACCACCTTCGAGAGCCGCTACGGCTGGCTTCGCAAGCTTGCCGGCATGCGGGAATGGATCGGCGCGCGTGTCGTCGACAACGTGGCCGAGAGCTCCTACTCGATCACCAACCGGCACTTCGAGAAGACGATCGGCGTCGACCGCAATGACATCGAGGACGACAACCTCGGCCAGTACTCGACCATGTTCGCCGAACTGGGCGAGCTCGCCGCGGCGCTGCCCGAGCAGCTCGTCTGGTCGCTTCTGGCCGCGGGCTTCACCACGAACTGCTGGGACGGCCAGTTCTTCTTCGACACCGACCACCCGATCACCGATGCCAACGGCAACGACACGATCTTCGCGAATACGGACGGCGGCGGCGGCACGGCCTGGTTCCTGCTCTGCACCAACCGGACGGTGAAGCCGATCATCTACCAGGAGCGCAAGCCCGTCGAGTTCGTGAACAAGGACCGCCCGACGGACGACAACGTCTTCAACGACCGGATGTTCTTCTATGGGGCCGACCTGCGCTGCAACGTGGGCTACGGGTTCCCGCAGATGGCATGGGGCTCGCGCCAGACGCTGAACGGCGCGAACTATGCCATCGGCCGTGCGGCGATCCAGAACATGAAGGGCGATGGCGGGCGGCCTCTCGGCCTGATCCCGAACCTGCTCGTTGTTCCGCCCTCGCTCGAAAGTGCGGGTCGCCAGATCCTCAATTCCGAGTACGGCACCGGCGGCATCACCAACGAGTGGAAGGGCACGGCCGAGCTTCTCGTGGTGCCCTGGCTCGCCTGAACATGACCGCCTGACGGCGGTCGGCTTTGCAGGGGGGCGGACGGATGGTGCATTGCGCCCGCCCCCTCACTGAGCCGACCCGGAGAGAACATCATGAACGACGAGACCAAGAAAGCCGACGAGATCAGGAAGGATGCCGTGACAAAACCTGCGCCGCCCTCCGCCGAAAAACCCAAGGCCAAGGCCGACAAGGTCCGGCGCGTTGTGCGCGTCGTGGCCAAACAGCCCTCGCGCTGGCGGATCGGCCGCAAGTTCGGGCCCGAGCCCGTCGATATCGACGCCGACGAGCTGACCGAGGATGACATCCGCCGGCTTGAGGATGACCCGCTTCTCGTCGTCACGGATCACCCCCTGCCGGGTGCCTGACGACGCGATGCCGACCCCGGCCGAGACCGGGGCGGACAGCAAGGCCCCGGTGCGCGCAGCACGCGCCGGGGCCGACTTCAAGACCACTGCAAGCCCCCTTTGAAGGACCTGTGACGTGCCCTACGCGACCCTCGCCCAGCTGACCGACCGATACGGTGAAGCGATGCTGATCGCGGTCACGGACAGGGCCACGATCCCGACCCACATGATCGATACGGCGGTCATCAATCGTGCCCTGGCCGACGCGGACGCCCTGATCGACGGCTATCTGCAGGGCCGCTATGTCCTGCCGCTCGTGGCGACCCCTCCGCTTCTGACGGACATCGCGCTCGCCGTCACGATCTGGAAGCTGCACACTTTCAAGCCCGACGAAAAGATCGAGGCCGACTACAGGTCCGCCGAGAAACAGCTCGCACAGATCGCGGCGGGAACGATCCGCCTCTCCGTCGCCGGTGTCGAGCCGGCGGATGAGGGCGCAGGCGGCGCCGTGGTCACCGACCGCGAACGGCCGCTGACGCCCGAGTCGCTGACGGGGTTCATCTGATGGTCCCCGAGGTCATCGCCCGCCTGCAGTCAGAGGTCCCGCAGATCCGCTCCATCGAGCCGACGCTCTCCTTCGCGGCCATCATGGCGAGTGGCGGCCTGCCGCAGGTCACGCCCGCCGCCTATGTCGTCGGCAGCGGGACGCGGGGCGGTGCCGTAAATGCCTCGGCCGGCGCCTTTGTCCAGGACATCGACGAGACCGTTGCTGTCGTCCTTGTCTTCCGGACCAACACGAAGACAGGCGGCAAGGCTGTCGACGTCGTCGAAGAGACCCGCCAGGCGATCCGGGACGCGCTGTGCGGCTGGGCCCCCGCGGGTGCGATGTCCCTGTTCCGTCTCGTCACTGATGCCGTCGTCACGCTTGCGGCGGGCACCGTCGTCACACAGGCCGAGTTCGCCCTCGCCGATCAGTTGAGGATCCTGCAATGACCCGTGCCAAACCCGCCGCCCCTACCGCTCCCGATCTGCCGCTGCCGACGGCCGGGGGCAGTTACATCCGCGAAGCCGACGGTAGCTTGACGCTGGTTCCTGACGGTCCGGCCCCCCTGCCATCTGCCGACATGACCGAAGCCCCGGCCGCCGCGCCGGACGAGAAGGAGGCCTGACATGCCCGCCCGCCGCTGGAACTCGAAGATCCTGCTCGCCAAGATCGAGACCGTTTACGGCACCGACGCCGTGCCCACAGGCGCGGCGGACGCGATTCTCGCGCAGAACGTCGTCCTTTCCGCGATGGAAGGGCAGGATCTGGCCCGCGATCTCGACCGCAACGCGCTCGGTGCCGATGCGACGATCCCAGTCGATGTTCACCAGAAACTCTCCTTCTCGGTCGAGCTCGCGGGCTCGGGCGCGGCGGGCACCGCCCCGCCCTGGGGCAAGCTCCTGCGGGCCTGCGGTTGCGCCGAGGTCATCTCGGCTGGCGTCTCCGTCACCTACAACCCTGTCTCGTCGAACCACTCGTCACTGACCATCTACCTCTGGATCGACGGAACCCGGCATGTGCTCACCGGTGCGCGGGGCAACGCGAAGTTCGGGATCACGGCGCAGGGCGTGCCGAAGATCGATTTCGAGTTCTGGGGCTTCTTCGCGCTTCCGACCGAGACCGCGCGGTCGAACCCGACGCTCACCGGGTGGCAGAAGCCGCTGGCGGCGACCCGGACGAACACGCCCACCTTCACGATCGGGGGCACCGCGCTCGTCATGCGCTCGGTCATGTTCGACCTCGGCAACACCGTGGCGCCCCGGCTCCTCATCAACGCCGAGGAGTTCTGGATCGAAAGCCGGAACGAGACCGTCGAGGCGCAGGTCGAAGCGGTCGCCGTGTCCACCTACAACCCCTGGACGCTCGCGCAGAACATGACCGAGCAGGTCCTCGCGCTGGCCCATGGCGTCGGTGCGGGCAAGATCGTGACGCTCAACGTGCCGCGCCTGCAGATCCAGCGACCGGGCGGAATCCAGAACGTCAACGAGGCGGTCGAGTGGCAGCTCCGCGGCGTGCCGCAGATGAACGCTGGCGACGACCAGTGGACGCTCGTCTGCACCTGACCTGATCCCCTAAACGAGGCTACCATGCTGCGCATCAACAAGACCCCGACCTTCACCGTGCCCGTCCCGCTCGTCCTCGACGGGATCGACGAGCCGCAATCCTTCCGCGCCACCTTCCGGGCGATCTCGGACGAGGAGGCGCTCGCGGCCGAGACCCGCACGGTCGATGGCTTCAAGGCGTTCCTTCGGCGCGTCGTGGTCGAGCTGCACGAGCTCGTCGACGACGAGGACCAGCCCGTCACCTTCACGCCCGCTCTCTTCGAGGAGCTGCTGGGCTTCCAACACATCCGGATGGCGCTGCAGGCGGCCTACTGGAAGTCGGTGCTGAAGGCCCGCGTGGGAAACTGAGCTGGGCCGGCCGCGCCTGGGCGGGCGGCTGGCTCACGAAGATCCCGGTCGATGACGGGGCTGCGGCAGACGCGCGGGCCATGGGCCTCGGGGATGACGAGATCGCGGCTCTCGACCTCGGTGACAACGAGGAAGGGGTCTGGGCGGAAAATGTCGCGGCAGTAGAGGCCTTCCTCTGCGTCTCGACGCAATGGCGCATGGCGGCAGGGCAGACAGGGATGATCGCTCTCGGACTGGATTACACGGGCGCAAAGGCGGGGCTGGACCTCGCCGGGATCGCCGTGACGCCCGACCTCTGGAGCCGCATCCAGGCTGTCGAGTTTGGCGCGCTTGCCGGTCTGAATGGAACGCGGTCATGACGACGAAGGTCAGTCTCCTCCTCGACGCCCAGGGCGGGAAGGCCGCCAAGGCGGAGATCGATGCGCTGACGTCGTCCGTCCGCAAGGCCGGGGACGCTGCGCAGGACACCGGGCGCAAGACGGCCGAAGGGGCCCGGGCCGTCGAAATCGCGCAACGGTCGGCGGCCACCTCCACCACCCAACTCGCGAGGTCACAAACCCTCGCGGCTGGGGCGACGGGCAACCTCGTCGCGCAGTTCAACGACATCGGGATGATGCTCGCGGCCGGGCAGAACCCGCTGCAGCTCGCCATCCAGCAGGGCACGCAGATCACCCAGGTGATCGGGCCGATGGGCGCGGCCGGTGCGGCGCGGGCGCTCGGCTCAGCTTTCATCGGCATGCTGTCGCCCATCAACCTGATCACGGTTGGCGTGATCGCGGTCGGCGCAACGATGATCCAATGGCTGACCAGCGCGGGAGAGGAGGCCGTCAGCCTCGAAGACCAGATCGAGGGACTGGCGGATGCCCTGTCCGCCCTGAAGTCCGCCCAGGACCGGCTCAGCGAGCCGTTCGAGGCACTGCGGGATGTCTTCGGGGAGCAGACAGCCGCCGCCCGCGAATTCCTCGAGATCCAGCGCAACATCGCCGCGGCCCAAACGCAGATGGCGATCTCGGATGCCACCAGCGGCTTTGCAGATCAGTTCGGGAAGTTCAGCGATACGACCCGCGAAGGGCTTGCACCGGTCTTTGACGAACTGAATCGCCTGAATGCCGAAGCCACAAGGCTCAGGACTGAAATCGCAACCGCAGGTTCGGCAGAGACGTTGGGTCTCAATCGTTCGCTTCTGCAAGTGGAAGATCAGCTGACGGTCCTTGAGGTCTATGAAACCTCTCTGTCGGATCTGATGACAAAGTTCGACCTCACCCGCCCCGCCGCCGAGCAATTGGCGATGGCGATCAGCGATGTCGGAAATGCAGTCGGGCCAGAGGCACAGGCCGAAGCAGCCCAGGAACTCGCCCGGCAGATCAACATCGCAACGGACGGCCTTTCGAGCGCTGACGGAGCAACAAACGATCTCTATCAGTCGCTTCTCGACATTGTCATCAAGGGCATGGAGTTCGCGGCCCTTGATCTGGCTGAACCGCTCGACGAGGCGGCCGATGCCGGACTTCGGCTTTCTTCGGCAGCCTCAGTCGTCGCGGGGGAGCTCTACGACGCACAAACCGCTCTCGGCCTTCTTGCTGCGATGGAGCCCGCGGAAGGCTGGCTGAGCGGTGCGGTGTCCATGGCGGCGGCCCTGGCGGGCAACCTGTGGGACGCGGTCAACGCCTACAACACTTTTGCCACCTCGACGCCAGCCGCGATGGGCCCGGCCGGGGCGCCGATCTCTGGCGTTCCGCAAGCTGGCCCCGATGACGGTGAGTGGAGCGGCCCGACCCCGCCAACCCGCCCATTCGAGTTGGGGCTGACCGACCTGACCCCGTCAGGTGGTGCCCGCGGCGGCGGTGGAGGCGGTGATCCCGCCGAGGAAGCGGCGCGGCTGATGGAGCAGCTGCAGGACCGCACGGACGCGCTGCTCGGTCGGCTGGACCCGCTGGTCGCGGCAACGCAGGAGTACGAAGAGGCCCAGAACACGCTGAACGATGCCTGGGAGGCCGGGATCATCACGGCCGACGAACATGCGGCAGCGATGGCCAAGGTGTCCGAGGAATATGCCGCGTCCCGGGCCGAGGCGTCCGGCGCGGCGCAGGCCTGGCAGTTCGTCGGCCAGACCGGCAACGACGTCCTGATGGACATCGCGGCAGGGGCGATGTCGCTGGAGGAGGCGGCGCTGAAGGCGGCGGCGGCGCTGGCGCAGGCGGTGCTTCAGGGCGCTCTGCTGGGCGAAGGTCCGTTCGGTGATCTCTTTGGCGGCTCATCGATCGTCGAAATGATCGTCGGCTCGATCAACGGAGGGACGGCTGCGCCCGCGCTTCCCGGCAAGGCGGGTGGCGGCATGATCACCGGGCCCGGGACGGGTACGTCGGACGACGTGCTGATGTGGGGGTCGAATGGCGAGTTTGTCGTGACCGCCGCTGCGACCGCCCGCTATCGCCCGATGCTGGAGGCGATGAATGCGGGTTCGCCCCTGCCGGGCTTCGCGCGGGGCGGGATGATCGGCGGTGGTGCGGGCGGCGGTGGCGCGGCGCTGGGCGGCAATACCCTGAATGCGACGTTCGACCTGCGCGGGGCCCGCGGCAACGCCGAGATCGAGGAGGCCGCCTATCGCGGGATGAACCGTGCCCTGGCCGAGTTCAAGGCCTATGACCTGCCGATCGCTGTGCGGGCGATCAACAGCGACCCGACGAGGATCGGCTGATGGCGATCACCTTTCCCCTCGACCGCGCCGGGTTCATGAACCAGCTGCCCATCGCCGAGATGTCGATGACGCTCGCCGAGGCCGTGGACGTCAACCAGACGCGCGGCGGTGAAGTGCTGCGGGCCGACATGGCCGACCGACTTTGGCAAGGCCGCATCCGGCTCGGCAAGATGAAGGACGAGGAGGCGGGCCGGGTCACGGCATTGATCGAGCGTCTCCTCGCAGCTGACGGCACCTTCATGTGCTACGACGCCAAGCGGCCCTTTCCCCTCCTCGACCCGACGGGAACCATTGTCGGGCCATCGACGCCGACGCTCCACACGATCGGCACGGACCGGCGCGAGTGCCGTATCCAGGCATTGCCCGCCAACTATCCGATTTCCGCTTACGACCGGTTCGGCTTGAACTATGGCTCCGGCCCGGTGCGCATGGGCCTCTTCCGGGCCGTCCTCGGGACGACCGCGAGCGGCGCGGGCCTGACTCCCCTCTTCGACATCGAGCCTGCCCTGCCGGCCGGCGTGACAACCGGCCTGAACATCATCCTTGCCCGGCCCGTCTGCAAGGCCGTGATCGTGCCCGGCAGCTATGACCCCGGCAGCCGCCGCCGCACCATCACGGACGGGGTCGAGTTCGCCTTCCAGCAGGCGATGCGCTGATGCGGTCGGTCCCTTCCAACACCCTCGCCCTTCTACAGGCCCGCCAGGGGCTGAAGGTCCGCCTCTTCATCTGGCTGACCGCCCGGAACCGGTCGAGTGGCGCGGCCCAGACCATGGGCCTCTGGACCGGCGCCGACCATGAAACCTTCACGGTCGAGGGCGAGAGCCGCCTCTACTATGGCGCGGGCAACCTGCTCGACATCCCGCCGCTTGAATCAGCCACGGGTCTCGACGTCCGGATGTACCGGATCGGGCTCACCACGCTCACGCCTGAAGTCGCACAGCTCATTCGGGGCTGGGATCCGAAAGGGGCGCCAGTCCAGATCCATCGCGGCATCTTCGATCCCGCCACTGGCGTCCTCGCCGACCCGCCGCACCGGCTCCTCGAAGGCACCGTCGACGAGGTTGAATGGACCTCGGCCGAGCGTGGCGGAACGTCGAGCTGCAAGCTGGTCATCGCGACGTCGGCCCGCGACCTTACCCGGTCGCTCCCGGATACCTGGGCCGACGAATACCAGCGCCGTGCCTCGGGCGACCGGTTCCTGCGCTACGCCGACGCCAAGGGAAAGATCTGGTGGGGATCCAGGCAGGGGGGCGAGGATTGATCCGCCGCACCCATGACTGGCGCGGCCGCCTGACCGCCTGGCTCTCCACAAAGGCCCGCGCCCCCTTTGCCTATGGCGAGCACGATTGCGCGCTCTTCGCCGCCGGTGCGATCGAGGCGATGACGGGCGTCGACCCGGCCGCAGAATGGCGGGGGCGCTATTCGACCTGGCGGGGCGGCCTCCGCGTCCTGCGCGCGGCGGGCATCAATGACCAGGTGGCGGCCGTCGCCGCGCTCCTCACCGAAATCCCGCCTTCCTTCGCTGCCGCCGGCGACATCGCCGTCGTGGCGGGCGAAGGGGGACCGGCGCTCGGCGTCGTCCAGGGCGAATGGATCTACGTCCTGCGGCCCGAGGGTCTCGCGCTCGTTCCGTTCGAGAGCGCTTCAAGGGCCTTTGAAATCCCGGCCTTCGGGTCCCCCGACGGGGAGGCTGCCTGATGCCGCCCGTCGGAGCCGCCATCGGCGCGATCGCCGCGTCCGCGACAGCTGCCGGTGTCGGGACCTTCGTCACCAGCATTGTCGGGCGCATGCTCGTTTCGGTCGCCGCATCGGCCTTGATCCAGGCCCTGTCGGGAACCAGCGCCGCCGCGCGCCAGGGCGGCGGGATTTCGACGAGCGTGACGCTCACGGGCAGCACCAACCCCGCCTCCTTCATCATGGGCCGCTATGCCACGGGCGGTGTCATGGTCTGCCCGCCGATGAGCCATGGCGAGGCGGGCAAGACGCCCAACGCCTACCTGACCTATGTGATCGGGCTGAGCTGCGTGGCGGGCTGCAGTCTCGTCCAGCTGATCCTCGACGGCGAAATCGTCACCCTGGGCGGCGCGGCACATGCCGATTATGGAACGCCGATGCAGGGCCGCTACGACGGCTATGGCTGGGTCAAGTTCTACGACGGGTCGCAGACGGTTGCAGACCCCGGTCTGCTCGCCAAGTACGGCAGCTATCCGAAGCGGCCCTGGTCCTCCGACATGATCGGGCGCGGGCTCTGCTACGCGATCGTCACGATGCGCTACAACCCCGAGCTCTGGCAGGGCTTCCCGGCCTGGCGTTTCGTCCTCGACGGCATCCCCCTCTACGACCCCCGCAAGGATTCGACGGCCGGGGGCAGTGGTGCGCACCGCTGGGCCACACCCTCGACCTGGGAACAGACGAACAACGCCTTCAACCTGATCCACCAGGTGATGCGGGGGATCACCCTGCCTTGGGGGAACGTCTGGGGCGGTGGCTTCGCGGCCTCTCGCCTGCCCTATGCGAGCTGGGCGGCCGCCATGAACGAATGCGCCCGCGCCGTCGACAATGCCTCGGGTGGAACGGAGGCGCAGTTTCGGGCGGGATTCGAGGTGAAGGTCAACCGCCCTCCCGCTGACATCATCGGAGAATTCCTGAAGGCCTCGTCCGGTCGCCTGGCCGAGATCGGTGGCACCTGGAAGGCGCGAGCCGGGGCAACAGGGCTGCCGGTCTATTTCCTGAGCGATGCGGACGCGGTCATCACCCAGCCCGAGGATTATCGTCCGTTCCCCGCGCTCGCCCAGACATATAACGGCGTCTCGGCGACTTATCCCGAGCCGGCGTCCCGTTGGGAGAGCAAGCCGGCACCGCCGCGCTACAACGCCACCTGGGAGGCCGAGGACGGCGGGCGCCGCCTTGTGGCCGATCTGGCCCTGCCGGCCGTGCCCTATGCTGACCAAGTGCAGCGCCTAACCAAGGCGCTCGCCGCCGACAACCGCCGCTGGCGCCGGCACGTGCGGCCGCTGCCACCCGACGCCTTCGTCGTTGAGCCGCTCGATACGGTCAGCTGGACCAGCACCATCAACGGGTACACCGACAAGGTCTTCGAAGTGAGCGCCCAGACGGACGACCTGCTGACGGTCATCCAGAAGCTCGGCCTCAGGGAGGTCGATCCCGACGACTATTCCTATCCGGGGACGATCTGGCTGCCCTCCGGTGCGAGCGCTCCGGGAACCAATATCCCGGCCGCCCAGGCGGTGCCGGGCTATGACTTCCTCGCGGTGAGCGTGGTGGATTCGACCGGCACGGGCCGCCGCCCGGCCGTCCGTCACGTCTGGGATCCCGATGGCCTCGACGATGTGACCGGCGTCCAGTGGGAGACGCGGGTCGTCGGGGCAGGGAACCTGATCAACCGCGGATCGACCCAGAACGTCAGCGCGGGCGCGGTCACGATCACCTCGGGCATCCTCCCGAAAACCGGCTACGAGGGCCGCACGAAACTCGTCGCACCGGGGCGGCAGACGAACTGGACCGCCTGGACGCTCTGCGACCCGTCACAGACCCCCGCGCTTTATACCAACACCGACGACATCGCCGGCGGCGCGATCACGAAGAAGGGTCAGTCGAGCTCGAGCACGAAATGGAAGCTGACCTCGAAGACGGTCTGGACGCGGGTCCGCAGCATCACGATCGACCGCCCAATCGGCCATCGGGTGGAGTTCACGATCGGCTTCAAGATGAGCGGGGGCGGGGACTGCGTTGCCATTGCCCGGCTCCTGCGCGGTAGCACGGTGGTGGAGGGAGAGACACCCTACAGCGTCGTCGCGGGGGTCGGCGATACGAAGTGCTACTTACCTGAAGACGGCGACACGACGGGCGGCAAGGTCACCTACCACGTCGAATTCCGCCGCGGCGACTTCGCCGGCAAGACGAACTACGCCCAGATCAACGGGATCAAGGTGCGCTACCGGGTGGTGCAGCGCTGATGGCAAAGTTTGCGGTCTACAACTCATCCCTCGGTACGGCTGCCGCCCGGCCCGTGGTCGATGACTTCGACGTCGACGACCTGCCTGAGGACACATTCGCCGCCCGTCTGGCGGATGCCGTGAGCGATATCCCGGGCGGCTTTGGCTACATCCAGCTCACCGCGGGTACCTATTTCTCCGACCTCGACGGCGATGCCAGTACCTATGACTACACCGTCGACACGCGGGGAGCGCCCGATGCGCCGCCCCCGGTTGATTTGGACCCAGTGGTGGTTGACCGCTATTCGCTCGAAGAGAAGCAGTCGCAGGTGAAGAACCGCCGCGACCTCCTCCTGCTCGAGTCCTTGCAGCTCCTTGCGGGTGACAGGCTCCTCACGGAAACCGACCTCGGTGCGGTCTCGACATATCTTGCCGCGCTGCGCGCGATTCCGGATGCCCCGGCCAGCCCCGACACGGTCCTCTTTCCGACCCTTGCCGCACTGGCCAATAACGCCTCCGCGAACCTGCTCGCCCGGTCATACCGGCGCGGGAACGTCGTGGGCGGAGTTTCGATGTCTGGCGGACTTCCGAACGGCGCGCTGTTCGAGACGACGACCACTATCGACGGGCTGATCTTGCGGACAGCCGACGGCTCGCAGCTCTGCGCGACCCATATCTCCGCCGGGTACTTCAGCTCCGGCGTACTGACAACCGCATGGGACTTCCCGGGATCGTTCATCAGCACTGCCGCAGTCCGTCCCATCGCCTTCCTGTCCACCGTGAACGCCTCAAACGTGGCCAGCGGCCTTGCGGCCAACTACATCCGTCAGGTGCAGGCTTTCAAGTCCGCGCACACCGCCACTTCAGCGACGTTTCAGGTGCGGCCGACGGGAGGGCTCACCTTCTCCCCCGGTGATTCCTGCTTCCTCGTGGCCTTCGCTTTCGGGAGGTGGACAACGTGATATCCTGGCGCATCATCCTTCGGCCCTTGATCGTTCGACCCGAGGAAGACCTCTCGCTCTCGGCCGAGGTTGCGGGCGCGACGATCTTCATCAATGGCGCGCCGCTCGACCTTTCGCCCATGCAGGATGGCGATGTGTTGCCTCGTGGCGCAGTCGAGAGCCCGATGATCCGCGGCGAAATCCGCCGCATCGGCGATGTGATCGAGATCCCGCTCACCTTTCCCATCGCCTTCGACGCGCCGGAGGCCGCGCGGTTCCCGGCGCCGATCCACTTGACAAGCGATGGACCCGTGCCCCTGCCGCCGAAGGTGATGCCATGATCCGCGTGGACTGGACCCAGCGAGAATCCGAGGCGGACCGCGCGAAACGGGCGGCCGACGATGTCCGCAAGGCCAAGCAGGTGGCGGCGCGGCAGTACCTCGCTGACACCGATTGGTACATCACCCGCGCCCTCGACCCTTCTGACGGTCGGCCAGTACCGGAAGATGTCCTGACCGCCCGGGCACAGGCGCGAAAGACTGCCAGCGATGAAGGAGACACTCCATGACCGACACCTGCATCGTCTCTGGCCACCTCATCGATCCGACCGGCGCGCTTGCCCCGAACACAAAGGTGGTCATCCGCGCCGGCGGCGTCGTTGGCCAGTATGGCAAGACCGTCCTGCCCAAGGAAATCACCGCCATCAGCGATGGCAGCGGTGTACTGAGTGTGCCACTCATGCCGGGCCTCTACACTGGTCTTGTCGCCGATACGGGGCGCACCTGGCAGTTCCCGATCTCCGTGCCCGAGGCGGAAACGGCGGCTCTGGCGGACTGCATCAAGCCGGCAGCCCCGCCGATCACTCCCGGCGACGTCGTGCTCTCCCAGGCGGCGCGGGATGCGGCGCAGGCGGCGCAGGCGGCGGCCGAGCTGGCAGAGACGAATGCCGAGACCGCCGAGACCAATGCCGAGGCGGCTCAGGTGGCGGCCGAGGGCGCGCGGGATACGGCGATTGACGCCGCGACCACCGCGACGACGCAGGCCGGGGTCGCGACCACGCAAGCGGGCCTTGCATCGACGGCGCGCACCGGGGCGGAGACCGCTCGGACCGGTGCTGAAACGGCCCGCACGGGCGCAGAGACCGCGCAGACAGGCGCTCAGACTGCTCGCACCGCAGCCGAGACCGCCCAGACAGGCGCGCAGACCGCCCGCACGGGGGCCGAAGCCGCCCGGGACATCGCCCTCGGTGCGCAGGCAGCGGCGCAGCTCGCTGCGGCAGCGATCACGCCCATGGATGTCCTGCACCTGGTTTCGCAGGGCTCCTACACTTTCCCTGTCCCCTCGGGCTGGTGGGATACTGGCCTGCGCCAGACCGCGACCGACAGCCTGCGCGGCACCACGTCGACAATGGCGATCATCAGCAACTGGAACGCCGAGACCCTGCGCGGGACAGGGCCCAATGTGTTCATCCTGGCGCACGACACCGCGCGGATCTTCGGCGCGGACGGAGTGACGGCAGTCAGTGCGCCGGGGACTGCGGTGGCGCTGGCGGCGGATGACTGGCAGGGGCTGACGCTGGGAAGCGAGTTGAACCCTGATCCGGGTTTTGACAGTGCTACGGGATGGACTTTGGGGACGGGCTGGTCTGTCACAGGAGGCCGCGCTCAGGTCGTTGCCGGCGGTGCAAATGCCGACATCTCCCGCGCGATTGCGGGCGTCACAGTCGGAAAGTCGTATCTTGTCGAGGTGACCGATCTGGACTTTGTCTCTGGCACAAGCTTCCGAGTTATCTTCGGTGGCGCGGGTGTTGGAGCGGACTATACCACTGACGCACCTGGCACCCGCCGCATCGTTGTTGCAACGTCCACAGACGGCCTTCGCGTTCGTGCCATATCTGCTGGGTCTGAGGGGTCCGTGGCTGGGGTCTCCGTCAAGGAAATCCTCAACTGGCCCGCCTACCAGAATACCGCCGCCGCCCGCCCGACGTGGGGTCGCGCGCCTGCGCAGGTGCGGAACCTTCTGACGAACAGCGATCTCGCAGGGGCGGTGGCGGGCACGCCGGGGACCGCGCCGACGGGATACAGCATGAGCGGTGTGCCTGGGACCGTGGTAGCTGTCGGGGAGGGTTTCATAGATTTCTCTGCGTCCGCGAACCGCCCTTTCCTGAACGCGCCTAGCGTCACCGTAAATCCGGGTCAGACCGTCACCGCATCGTACATCGCAGAGTTGCTAACAGGGGCGTCAACGCTGGCCCAGACTCTGATCGGGTGGACCGGCACTCTTTCAAGCCCTACTTCGCAGTATCGCATCAACGGAAATCCGGTCGCGGCGTCTGCCACTGTATCGCAGGGCGACGTTGTATCGTTGAGCCTTACCGCAGGAGCGACGGGGGGCGCAGTCAATTTCCGGCTGGGTCTCGGGTGTGATGCGCCGACCACCGGAACCTTGCGGATGCGCAATATCCAAGCGGAGGTCGGCAATGCCCGCACGGCCTACCAGCGCCGCGGCGCCACCCCGACCGACGTCACCGAATCCGGCGTCACGTCCTTCGGCCTGCTCTCCTTCGACGGCTCCGACGACGCGCTGCTGCACCAGCTTGCCGCTGGTGGCACGGTCGCGGTCGCGCTCTTCGGTCGTGGCGGGTCGTTCCTCATCCCGTCGATCACGCTGGCCGCCCCCTCTGTCCTGCAGCTCGGCCCTCTGTCCGCTCTCGATGACGGCGTGCTCGTGTCTGGCTGTCCGACTGGCATTCTGCGCGCGGTCGGGACAGTGCCGTGGTCTTCGCGGTTAGAGCTCGTCGGCTACGCGATCATGAAAGCCAACCCGTCAGCAGAGGAACAGGCGCGGGCGATGCGGTACTTCGCGGCGCATGGCGCGGGGGGGTGGCTGGTCGAAGGGCCGGAACTGGCGACCAATGGAGATTTTTCGAGTGGCACTTCTGGTTGGTTGGATTTTGGAGCGGGAACAGGTTGGAACGTTGTTGGGGGTAAAGCAGTCCACACAGCAGGGACGTACGGAACGATCAGGAAGACCAACGCTGAATTACCGATGGTTGCCGGGCAAGCATACATTCTCAGATTTGATCTGTCGGATCGCCTTAACTCGTCGGTGTTTGTCTACGGCAGAGTCCTGCTGACGCCCACACCTTTGAGCGTAAACGGCAGTTATGCATATGCGTTTGTCGCTCCCGCCACCGGCAATAGCATTGCATTCGAAGCAAACACCGCATTCGACGGGGCGATCGACAACGTGTCCCTGCGCGCCCTCACCCCGGAGTTCTGACCCATGCTGTCCTGCATCATCATCGCGCCGGTCGCGCTGCTCTCGGCGGCAGACCAGTTTGCCGTCGCCGTGGGCCTGCCGACCGGGCAGTTCACTGTCGAGTGCGGCGAGGGACACTGGCTCTGCCACTTCCCGCCCAGCCCGACCGCGCTGGCCGCGCTCGACGGTCCTCTACCACCGTGGCTGCAGGTCATTGTGACCGACGATCCCGCCGCGCCTGCATGGGACGAGGGGAAGGTCGGCGTGTTCCTGTCGGCATCACAGGACGGGTGGGTTCACAAGGCGACTGTGGATGGTTGGCCGCGCTCCTGACGACGGCCCCTGAAAGGGGGCCGGGGGGTGGTGGAACACCCCCCGACACGGGGTCAATCTGACGAGGGCCCCCGCCGACCAGGAGAGCTTCAAGGCCGCCCCTCCTCCCCGGGGAGGAAGGCCAGACTGGAGCGATTCTGCTTATGGAGTCTCGGGAAATCCGTTGCTGCGGCTGCGGCCGGTTGCTATTCAAAGTCGAGGGCGACGCCTTGGGGTGCACGATCTCGATCAAGTGCCCCCGCTGCCGCCACTTCAATCATTTGAGGCCCTCGAGCCCCCAGCCCCAGCGACCGGATCGCGGCATGGGAGTACCAACTAATGTCGGCCGAGCCCCTCGACCCGGTTGATCCGGTCGCACCCGTGGCCCCCTGGATCGGCGGAAAGCGCAACCTCGCGCGCCGCCTCATCCAGCGAATCGAGGCCATTCCGCACGTCCTTTATGCGGAGCCATTCGTAGGGATGGGTGGGGTCTTCCTTCGTCGCACACTGCGGCCGCGGGCGGAGGCGATCAACGACATCTCGCGCGACATCGCGACCCTCTTCCGCATCCTGCAGCGGCACTATCCGCAGTTCCTCGACGTGTTGCGCTTCCAGCTCACCACCCGGGTCGAGTTCAACCGCCTGGTCGACACCGACCCTGCAACCCTGACTGACCTCGAGCGGGCGGCGCGGTTCCTCTACCTCCAGCGCACGGCCTTCGGCGGCAAGGTGTCGGGGAAGAACTTCGGCGTTCAGAAGGATCGGCCGGCGCGGTTCAACCTGACCACGCTGGAGCCGATGCTCGAGGACCTGCACACCCGCCTCGCCGGCGTCCTGATCGAGTGCCTGCCCTGGGCGGAGTTCATCCGGCGCTACGACGCGCCGGGAACACTCTTCTACCTCGACCCGCCCTATTGGGGCAGCGAGGGGGACTATGGGAAGGACGTCTTCCGGCGGGAGGAATTCGCGGCGATCGCGGAGGCTTTACGGGGCCTTCAAGGGCGCTTCATCCTGTCCCTGAACGACCGGCCAGAGGTGCGGGAGTGCTTCGCTGGGTTCGCGATGGAGGAGGTGGAGACGACCTATACCATCGCGGCAGGAAAGGCGCAGACGGGTAGGCGGGAGCTGATCATCACAGGCGGGTAAGGATCCATGGCTGCTTAGCCGCTGTAGATGAAGCCCGCATGGCAATTGCCTTCTTGCCTTCGGGCTGCTTTCTTCAGCAGTTGTAACTCCAAAGAGGTGGCGCGTTATGGTTGTGGGGAACCTTTCCGGGGATCGGCTCCCTCAGGTCACGAGAATTGCGGAAGACCCGGCGAAGATCGTCATTGTCATCGAAAACGCAGAGCCGATCGATCTCCTCGATTTCACTTCGTCCCTGACCGCCTTTGCGAGAGAGCACGAGACCCACATGCGGGCCCAAAGGCCGGGGATCGACGTCGAGGAAACTCGGCTTCTCCTGGTCGATATCCAGAAGGGCTCGATCCTCCTGCAATTGTTGCCGGCGCTCGCTCCGATCGTAAGCACGGTCGAGTACACCAACACCGCTGTGTCATTCGTGAAGCACATGAAGGGTCTTTACGACCTCTTGCGTGTCCCCGGGGGCCGTGTGCCAGACGCCTCGACACAGCAGCTTAAGAACATGACTGATTCGATCCATGCCATCGCCCAGGACAGCGATGGGAAGGTCACGGTCCAAGCCAGATACTCGAATGGTCCGGTCTTGGTCGAGTTCGTCGTCAAGAAAGAAGAAGCGCGGCAGATCGAGCAGAACGCTATCGCACAGCGGCGGGAACTGACTGACCGAACAGGATCGCAGCATGAGCGAGTGATCATGCGCCTGTTTCAGTCGAGCATCGACAACCTGAAGGTGGGCAAGCGGACTACCGAAAAAGGAATCGTCGAGCGTATCGATCAGGTCCCGCGGGCGCTTGTCTATGCCTCGGACCTGGCCGGGCAGCGGATCAAGGACGAGATCACCCGCCCGGAGGGCAATCCTTACGAGAAGCTCTTCGTGGTCGATCTGGATGTTGAAACCGTCGGGGGCAAGCCGAAGGTCTACCGCATCCTCAAGGTCCATGACGTGCTCGAGGCCGATGAGGAATGAGACTTCTGGAGTTTGTCATCTGGCAGGCGGCGACCAACGACGGGTTCCTCGTTCGTCAATTTACCCTCGACCAACAGCGCGCCGTCTCCACGTGA